CGTTCGTCAGTCCAAGCAGCGATCTGAATCACAGCGTTTTCCAACGATGTTTCATTCAGGTCTGCCGGGGTCGACGGCGTGTTGCTGTTGGTGCCACCAGATACCAGCGGGTGTGAAGCACTAAACAGAGCGACACCATCACCACCCGGATAGGATGCTGAGAAGCCGTTGTTCAGTACTGCTGCCGCTTTGACCTGCTTGGTATACGACATAGCACGAGCCAGCGCCTTGGTATAACGAGCCGATAGGCTGTCATACAGGTTATCTTCGATGGCCTCTTCGGTCAGCGAGAAACCCAGTGCGATGGTTTCGTGGTTGTAGCGAGCAGTCCAAGCTTCCTGGCCGTTGTCGTACGAGATCGCAGAACCTTCGTTCTTGACCGGTGCGGCACTAAAGCCAGACAGTTTGGTTTCCTCTTCAAAGGAACGCTCTGAGGTCTCTGTTTCGTAGATCTCTTTGTGTTCCTCACCGTAACGCTCATACTCCATGCCAAACAAGGCGTTCAGGCCAGGGAGTAGCTCTTTCAGTAGTTGTGCGCGTGAAATAGCCATGTTTTACTCCTTAAACGCCAACTGGGTTGTTGTACTGATGGCCACCAGTGACGGTCACAGTAGTCGTAACTACGTTCGTCGAGGTGTTCAGCGTGGAAGCCGCAACCATGTAGGGCGCATTGAATTTGCAAATAAACTCGCAGAAACTACCAGTCGAGTTGGCCGTGTCAGGCACAACGTCAATGATACGAATCGGCAGCGATGCGGTAGTAGCTACCGAAGCGCCGTTAATTGCAACAGCAGAGTCACCCGTAGTAGTCGAGCCGTCGTTTTGAACCAGCGGTGCGTTCGAGCCAACAACAGTCTGTGCGTAGAAAGCCACGACGGTCGTGCCAGAAACAGCAGCCACCTTAAACAAAACATCGGGATCGTCCACAACATAAGCGTAGGCGTCAGTGGCAACGGTGTTAGCCGGCCAGTACTGAGCTTGCAGCTTCTGCTTGGTTGTCGGATTGGTATAAGTGCAGCCCAAGAAAACGCCAACAGGGGTTGCAGTAGAAGTACCAGTGTCCTTCTCAACAGTACCAGATGACACTAGCTTGACTACATCGCCGTAGAAAATGTTCGTGTTGTATTCACTAGCAATTTTCATCAGACGAGTAGAGCCAGCGTACACCTGACCGCCGATCAGGTTCACCGGACGTAGGCCGTAAGGGGCCGATACAGTCGGATATGCCATGTCTTACTCCAAAAAAGTGTTAGCCCATCTTGGAAACCGAAGACTTCGATTCCTTAAAGAGAGGCATCCGTGGGTCATTTTGACGCATCAGATTATTGTCCACTGCCGTAAGTTGGCCGTCAGCCTGCTTCTGATAGTAAGCATTACGCTGTTCAACAAACTCAATAGGCGTCTTGCAGAGCAATAATCCACCGACCTCGACGCTGTCTTTGAATCGACTGTCGGGGTCTACCATCAATTGAAACTTGGGTTGCTCTTCCAACTTCACCGGCTCCCAACCCTCGCGCTGCTTAGAGGCGATGTTGCGAGCATCAGCTGTGTTCAAAGTAGAAACCCTAATCCATCTGTACGCAAAACCTGGCTGCTTATCCGGTTCCGGTAAAAGTTCCGGTGGCGCCCACGCTTTGGGACGCTCTGCCATGGTTCTCGTTTCAATACTACGTGGTGTTTTATCAGCCATTTGTGGCCTCCAATTTTCGCATTTCACGGATGTAAGCCTCTGGGGTAATACCCAATTTCTTGATTGTGTTTACCGTAGACTGTTTTAACTTGACCTTTTTGGAGGCCGTCGTGCGAGTCGCGGGCGCTACAACCGTTGCTGCTTTCTCTGTACGCTGTCTGTTTGTGGACTGCGTTTCCTGTTGCTCTGGAAATGCCTCTGGGAAGCGCCGACGCATGGTGTCATCGACCTTCTGCCAGTACTCATCCGTTGACGGGTAGCTCTGACCGTATTCCGCTACAAGCTTTTGGTGTAAGCCCAGCGCCAAACTGGTCATCTCAGGGTCTTTCCCAAACCACTGATTGCGCTCTTGCCACGCAACCATCTTTGGGTCAGGACGCGCTACCGGCACTTCTGGCTCGCGTTGTACCTCAACTTCCTCTTGTTGTAAAGCAGGCACGTATTCGTTGGCACGACGAACTTTGTACTGCGCGTCGTTCAAGCGCTCCTGAGCATCCACCAGCTTGTCAGGATCGCCCATGTCATAGGCTTCCTTGTAAGCCCGCTTTGCCGCATCCAACTCCAGCTCAGCCGCGCTCTTGTACGTATTAATAAAGCTCTGCTCACCTCGACTTAGCCGGCCTTTGAGAGCATTGTTTTCCTCAAGGACTTTCTTGGCATAAGCGATCGCTTCCTGCTGCTCCCGCAACGCCTGCTCTTTCTCTCGGCGCTCGTCGTGCCAGACCTTCTTCATCTGCTTCAGCTTGGTCTTGACGTTCTCGGAATATTCTTCCAACTCGTCCTTGTCCAGCTGATCAACAATATCTTTGGGCAACGGCTCCCGGCCACGATCGGGCGGCGGGGTATCGTCCTCTATCTCAATCTCGAATTCCTCTTCCTGATCAGCAGCCTCCGCCTTGGGTTGCTTCTCATCAGGAAACTCAAATTCATCCATCTGCATTTGACCTGCCATCATGTTTCTCCTTTACTAAGCCCGACTAATGCCGCGAGGATCCTGAACCACGGCCTCTACGCAATCGTCGTTGATAAGGCGGAACTCGGTGCCATGAATCTTCAGCCGGGTTCCAGTGTTAGGACGGGCGAGAATAAAATCCCCTTCCTTACACCACGGTCCATTGGGAAACCGCTTTTCATCTTGGTAGCAGTCTGGCCCCATCTTTACGACAAAGAACACTGTAGCCAGTACTTGCTCATAGTGGATAGTTTCGTCCGCTTTAAGAAGCCCGCTTTCAAATTTGTCTTCCTTCTCTGGCAGCGTTACCAGGATGTGGTAACCCGTCGGATCTGGAAGTTGTTTCGCTTTCTCCTCTGCGGTTTGTGGCAGAGTGGATACTTCACCGCTTTCTGTAGCGATGGCGATTTCAGTCATCGGAAAACTCCATTTGTTTTGCTAAATCAAGAATAAAACCCTCGGCCATAGAAAGACCTCGGATTTCCCCGCAGAGCTTTTGGTACTCTGCATAGTCCTTAGCCGCGTTTGTGGACACGGCCTCAACTATCTGTTGTCGCTTTAGACGTACCTGCTCAAGCAGTATCTCTAGCGTTTTTTCCATACATTACTCCTTGCCTTTTGTCGGCCTTGGTAACTGTGGACGATTTGTGCCAATCTGATCCTTGGCAATTTGAGAGCCAATCTTCACGCCCTCTAACTCCATGCGCGCCTCAAGATCCGCCTTATCTTTGGCAGTCTTGGCGCCAACTTGCATACCAGCAATTTCTTTCTGCGCCTCAATCCGCTCTTCCTCAATGCGAATGCGATCCGCCTTCTCAGCTGTTTCAATGGCCAGCTTCTGCTTCTTAAGCTCCAGCTCCTGCTGTTTCAGTTGCAACTCTTGTTGCTGCATCTGGACAATAGGATCTTGCGCTGCCTGCTGGGCCTGCTGTTGCTGCGCTTCGGCCTGATCCTTCTGCAACAACTTGCTTGCCGCCGCAGCCATCATCCGAGATACCTCAACTTCCATCTCCGGCGACAATTCCTTGTCCATCTCCGGCAACGGAACACCTAGCATCTCTTCAATCTGTTTGCGATATTCAAACGCCGTATGCTCAGCTATGTGCGCCATCATCGCCGCCTGCATAGCTTGGGCGTTCGGGTTTTGGCCAATAGCCTGCATGATCTTCGGATCCTGCATCGCAGACGTATGTACCTGAATGTGTGCCTGATGGTCCTGATAAATGAACGCCTTGACCGGCTTCATATTCATGATGGCCATGTTTTCTGACACAGGATCCTTCGGCTTTTGATCCTCCGCCGATGGCACAAGCTTGCCAATGTTCTTAATACCCAGAACATCCAACATCTGACGGTTCAACTCCACCATGTCATAAATTTGGGGGTTGGCCTGCGCCATTTGCATCACAGCCTGGTACTGCACCACCTTCTGCGCCATCGTGGCCGAGTTAGGATCGGACACTGGAATCACATCCACCTGATCGTAGTCAGACTGTTTCGCGCGGCGCGTACCTTCTACCGGCTCATAACTGTACTCTTCTGGGGTGTAGTCACGGATGATGTCTTTCAGCAGTTTTAATTCCTGCTTCATCGCGTAGTGCATACGCGCCTGCACCGCAGACATCACTTTTAGGGTGCGCTCAAGGATGGCCAGTGTTGTACCAACCGGCGAGTTGGCCGACATATCAGCCACTTTGAGATCAGCTGCCGAAGCGAAGCGCCTACCTTCCTCGACAATCTGATTCATCAGGGTCAAGAGAACTTGACTTGGCTCCTTATAGGGAAGAGGCAGGATATTGTCTCTAATCGTTCCTGCCGCAACGTCCACATCTCTAAACTCTCCCGGTGCAATCGGGGTGTCATCACCTTTAACTCGCATCCCCTTGGTCTTAAGTCCGCCAGGTAGATTGGATAGCGTACCGGCGTCCACGAGCTGACGAATAATGCTAGTGCCAGACTTAGCGAAAGCGCCAATAAGATGTATGAGACCAAAGGCATAAAATCCAAACCCCGGTATGTAGGGATAATGGACAAAATGGGTGCGCTTTTGCTTTGTCTCATCGTCTGGGTGGTAGTTGCGCCGTATGGCCAGCACTTCCTGCGAGCTTCTCTCCACCGTAACAATATAAGGTAGGCCAATCCCCGTCTCTTTGCCATCATCGTCTTTGTCCTCATAGCCAGGCAGGTCTAAATACACCTGCATTTCCAGAAGCTTATACCGATCGTCCGTGGTAGCCCGAAATCCCATCTTCTCAGCGATCTTCTTCTCAATATCGTCCAGAATATTTTCTGGTTCTGGTAGATCGATATCCCGATAGAAGCCGCCAACCATCAACTTACGCAGATCATTCTTAGTCTTGCGCATGACATGCGTCACACGCGGCGCCGTTTCCAGATTACTCGCCCCGTACGGCACAACTACATCCTCAGCCGGTACATATATAGACACCTGCCGATCCATCGACGGGTCAAAATACACCTTCTTGAAGCCATTACCCGATAGACCCAAGCCCCATAACATGCGCTCATGCTCTGGCCGGTACTCAACCATGACTTCGGTCAGCTGATAATTCATGTCATCCCTGACTCGCTCGGCGGCTTCTTTCTTCGCGGGCGTTTCTTTGCCAATGATCTTGGTTTTAACCGGCCCAGCGGCAGGGAAAGTTTCCATGATCGTCTCAGACTGGAACTTAACCAAGGCTTCCGAAAGGAGGGGGTGATATACCCCGCAAGCACCTTCCCACGGTTCGGAACGTTCTTCAATTTTCATCCCCAAAAGCTCTAGGCCATCGACATACGTCTGCATCCAGTCCTTCCGGCTGGCGATATCATCGTCATAATCAGAGATCACATCTCCTGCAATCTCTTGCAGTACGTCTTCCGGCAGCACTTCCGCCAAGTTAGCGTTGAAATCGTCATCAGCCTCTTCATCCGGCTCAATCTCAATCTCCAACCCGCCCATCCCGATCGTCACAGACTCAGGATCTTCTATCTCAATCTCAAAATCCGGCTCTTCCTGAGCGATCGCGTCCAACCCAACAGGTGCTTGGT